ATAGTAAATTTGTCATACATATTGTCAAGTGCAGCTCTAACTTTTTTTAACTCCACAACGACTTCATTACTTATTTTCATTTTTATCTCCAAATTTAAGTTCAGTTTGGTTTTTGTCCTTTTCATTTTGAATAGGATTGTTAATTTCGTCATCAAAGTTTCTTAAAACTTCGCTTATATTACCATTCAACGAAGCAAGTTCACTAAAAGCTAATTTTCTGACGAAAAATCTTTCTTCTTTATCTACTATGGTGGTCATCAAATTATTGATGTAAGAACCTAATTTATTTTCCATTATAACCTCTTATTACACTTATAAATAGTTAGTTAGTCTTACAAACGATTAAGTTTTTTTCGTAAGTCTCTAACGAATTAATATAAAATTTAAATATGTCGAGTTCCATTTCACCCAACTCTCCGCTTTCTTGAACTATTTCTGACAAATTTACTATTATTTGAAAGTTAGTTGGTGTTAATTTATTACAATCAAACTCTACAACGACACCATCTTTATCTGTTATCTTGCTATTTCCATACATCCATATTCTCTCGTCTAAGTTAAATTGAGTATTTGGTTGTTCTTTTTTTCTATACTCATGAGAATACTTTCCAACAGAGCCATAGTCTAAATATATAGAGTCACACCACGGTTCTAACTCATGTAACAACTGAAGATTACAGTTATATGCTTTAAAATACACTTTGTATTTTGGTGGCACTATCGGTTTCAAATACTCATCATGTTTTACCATATGCCCCCACTTACGAATGAAATTACGAGTTGACCTAAGATTCTGAGCTAACCACTCTGATGATTCTCTATTTTTCATGAAGACTTGACCTGCTGGGTTTCTCATAGCACCATCTTTGAATCTACTACCTCTACAAGTCATATGATAAACATAACCTTCCCAAGTTTGTATTGTCTCGTAACCAGCTAATTGAAATCTATTAAAAATATCAGAGTCCTCTTTTGATTGTGGAGCATACAACGGGTCGTGCCCACCTATACTAGTAAAATCATCTTTGTATATTGCCCAAGGAGCAAAGATACCCTCAGTAGTTTTATCTTCTGGCATTCCTTCCCAAGTCTGATTTATAAAATTTAGTAATCCTTGTTCATCGAACTCCTCAGGCTCTATACCAAAGTCTTGTAATACCTTTTCAGGACCATCTGGATGTAGTGGTGGTTCTATTCGTGTTGCACTCACTACTTTACCTGGTTCTAAATGTTTCAACACTTCTTCATCTAATTTAGGACAGGCATACATATCAGCGTGATAAATCATTACGATGTCGTTTGTAGCATAGTCATTAATTAATGTATCATAAAGTATCGTATGACCTAATCTTGTAGGACCTTCATTACGATGTATTTTAACATTCTTATCTTTTTCAGCAATCTCTTGCATCCACTCCCAAGTCCCATCATCAGAGAAATCATCAGCCCAACATATTTCATGTCGGTATCCAAGATTCTTTCTGATGCTGTCATAAGACCACTTCAGATACTTTAAATTGTTTCTACTTGGTTGTATAAAACTTATAACTTCATTCACTATAAAACCCCATAATATCCACCAATTTCAAAAGGCACATTGGTGTTAATTGTTAAATGCTCACTATTTACATATCTCGATTTTGGTATCACTCTGAAATCAAAACTTACTCTTGTCACTCTAGTCATATTTTGTTTATTACCATGAGTCAACTTACTAGCATTCCACTCTACACACTCACCGTAATTTGCTCTTATCTCTTTAAAATCACCCAAGTCTTCCTCTGTTTCTGCCCATATCGTGTTAGTCCCATAAGCTTTAGTTAATGGCACAAAGTAATTCAATTCTTGAACCTTATTAGCCCATTCCTCATCCCTATAATGTCTGTCTTTATGAAACTCACCAACAGATACATTACCTGGCAAATGAACTCTAAATGTTGGTATTTTTTGATATACTATTTTTTCACCAAATCTTGGTTTAATTATATCTTCTAAAAATTTTAAATAGATGTCGTTAAACGAATCATCCTCTCTAATTTCTTTATAAAAACATTTATGCCATATTGTTGACTGGTCATTTTTTCTTTCAAATAAATCATAAGTTTTCTCAAGATGTAAATTTGAAATACCACTTAGCGGTAGTATGGATTTATCCCAAAACCAACACTCTACAATTTCTCTGAAAGGATAAGTGTCTGTGATATAATTTATTTTATCCACCTTTTAATTCCCTTTGTCGTTTCCATTCTGAAACATCATTTGATATTTTACCATAGTTATCAAAAACTTCAAATGTGGACACACCCTTATAGTGAAAAATAAAAGATGTTTTACAAATTGCTGGAAAATCATTATTAGGTATTAACTTACTCCAATTAAATTCATCTTCATTCTTGGTCATATTGAAATCAGGATTAAATAGAATATCATTATCGTGTTCATAATTAATTATATTCCTGTTCATCATGAAGAAAAAACCATTAAACATCTTCATTCTACAAGTATCCAGCATGTATAGATTATTGGATTTTCTTGTCTGTTCTTTTACATCAAGTATTTTGTCTTGTATCTCTTGATAGTATTTAGGATCATTACAAGATGGCGCCATACCTTGATAATAATTTTCAATTGATTGAAATTGAGCATTAGAACCAGCACCATAAGTTGTGGATAATGGAACTATCAATGAATAAGGCCATTGATAAAATGATTCAAGTAATTGGTTCATAGCTCCATTTGGAATTAATACATCATTATTAGCTATAATTAAATACTCATATTGGTCATCCATGCCACTTGAATTATAAAACCAATGTTTCTTAAATCTCTGATACCCTAAATTCCAAGAGTGAGTTAAACCTTTACCCTCACTTTTTGTTATGACCTCATACCCATATTCATTACAAAGTTCAACAGTATTATCTGTACTATAATCGTCAACCACTAACACATCAAAGTTGTCGTTTAGCTTTTTTAAAGAATCAAAACATAACTTAGTATATTCAGATTGATTATAAGTTGTTATAACTAATAATATTTTACTCATCTACAACAGCTCTCCCCTTTAGTTTTTTCCAATCTTGTTCCGGCCTCACATCTAAATTCTTTTTCCAAACACCTTTTAAGACACTTGGTTCAATTCCAAACATTTCAGCAAATTCAATCATCGCCTGTATATCTTTAGGGAAACAACTACCACCAAATCCAAACTTACCATCATGTCCTGGCACCCCTAAATGTGAGTGTCCTATCCTACCATCACCCACAAAACCATCAACTGCTGCGTCCCAATCAGCGTCTATTTTCTCTGCTATTTGATACATCTCATTCATAAAAGATACTTTAGTGGCAAAAAAACAATTACTCATATATTTAATAAGTTCAGCCGTTTCATAATTAGTTTCTAATATTGCAACACAATCACCAAATCTATCTCTAATCAAATCAGAAAAACTTTCAGAGTGCATCATACTTAATTGATTTCCGTTATGTCCTATTATGAAACGAGATTGATTTATAAAATCAAAATTAGCAGACCTTTCAGTCAAGAATTCTGGATTAAATAATATTTTTAACTCAGGATACTTTTTTTGTAAAGCCCAAGTAGTTCCAGGTATTACAGTTGACCTAATTAATATTATATTATGTTTACCATTGTGAACTTCATTAATATCATTTAAAGCATCGTTTAATGTGTCAATGTTAATAGAACCATCCTCATTTGACGGCGTTGGTACTGATAAAAATATGAAATCAGATTCATTAACTGTCTCTTCTAGTGTATGTGTTGATTTGTTTGGGTTTTTGTCATAAACCCTAACTTCAGCATCACAACCAACTTGTGGTGAAAAACCAAACTTAACAGCTCCACCTACAAAACCATTTCCTACAACACCTATTTTTTGTTTTAATTTCATACGAAAGGCCACTCTATTCTATTTGGGTTATTTGTTCCTTCAATGGGGACAACAAACGACTCACTATCTTCATTTGGAAGTCTACCCCATTTTTCTATAAATCTTTGTGTTGCTCTTTGTTCCCAATGAACTAAATGTGCTGGTCTTTTGTTATTATCCAGCACCTTCGTACCATCAGGAAATCTTGATGTCCTTGATGTAAAATGCCAGATAAGAGATTTACTTGTCATTATAAATTTATACCCCTCCATTTGCATTCTCATAAATAAATCTTTATCTTCCCAATACATAGGTTCAAATCTAGGATCATTACCACCTATGTAAATATGGTCTTCTACTCTACAGAAATAACCAGCACCACCAGCTTTTCTGACATGAATGTCGTTGTCTTTTGTAAATTCATTAGACCATTGGTCAAAATAATCATCATCAAAATCTGTATCGTGTGCACCAAATTCATCGAAGTCAACAAAGATAGTGCCTGGTCGATAAGGAGGATCATTCGGAAATATATTTGGCTGAACCCTAAAGGAAGAAGCTATTAATCTCTCACCTGGTTTTAAATCCTCATATAGTTTTAGCAGTTCAATATCTTGATTCGGACCTAACCAAAAATCTGAATGTAATATATTAACAAATTCAGTTTTAACTTTACTAACACATAAATCAATACCACCACCTATGCCTCTTTGCTCTAAGTTATCGGTTTCAACATAATACTCTAAATTGAGTCTATCGGCATTCTTTGACAACCATTCGTTTGTGCCATCTGTGCAGTTCTCTGCAAAAATAAAAATTGGCATATCATTATAATAACAATTCTGTCTGATGGATGTTATAGTTAACTTAAGAAATGGTAAATTGTTGTAAGTTGGGATAACCGATGTAATTTTATGCATTCTCTACTCCGCTCATA